AAAAATAAAATCATTGAACCCCTCCATTCGAGATGCGTTGTGGTTGAGTTTGGCATTCAGAAAAAGCATAAGCAAACGATTGCAGTAGAATTCTTTAATAGAATTGTATATATTTTAGAACAAGAAAAGATTCAAGCAGATAAGAAAGTTCTTGCTGAGTTAATTAATAAACATTTTCCTGATTGGAGAAGAGTACTTAATGAATGCCAAAGGTACTCTGTTAGTGGTGTAATAGATAGTGGTATTCTGGCAACTTTTTCTGATGTTGAAGTAAATGATCTCATTAAAAATCTCAAAGAAAAGAATTTTTCGGAAGTACGTAAATGGTGTGTCAGTAACTTGGACAATGATCCTGCTGTACTTCTTCGTCGTATTTATGATGCTCTTTACGAATCCTTGGTTCCTGCTACAATTCCTGCTGCTGTTCTCATTATCGCTAAGTATCAGTATCAAATTGCTTTCGTGGCTGACCAAGAGATAAATCTATTAGCAGCATTAACAGAAGTTATGGTAGAATGTAAATTCAAATGAACTTAAAAGAAAAGATTGAAACAGCTCAATCTAGGATAAAGGAATTGGAAATGCTCATTGCTGAGTGGAAAAAACAATTAGAGGAAAAAAAATGATTTTGGTATTCATTATTGTAGGATTGTTATTCTTTATTATGGGATATGGATTATATCTCACAATAGGGCCAGGTAAAACAGATTTACGTGATCCTATTGACGAACATGCTAAAATGCATGAATTAGGAATTGCTCACGGACATGGTGGAAATTCCGAGGCATATAAAATGTCTGGTAAACTTGAACACAATCATAATGACTAAACTGATGACTAAATTGACAAAAAAACAAAGACACCAAGTTAAATCTAGGTGGTATTATATCTTTTGGGGTGCAGCAACTGTATCAGTATTTGCAGGACAGATGTATGTTGGTTCTGGATATAGGCAGATGTCACGTTCTTTTAATAGAATAATGGATGCTATTATTGTAGAAATTCAAGAAGATTATAGAAAACATCCAATGATGGTTCCAAGAGATGATCGTTATTAAATGAGACCTGAAACGAGGGAAGCAATGGAGATGTTGTTCTGTGCAAAATGGAATGTTCCACAGGCAGCAAAACATTGTAATCTTACTCGTAAGGAAATGATGATTACCTTTAATGAGTATTGTGCCTTACATGACCCAACTTATACAAAATTTGATAATGCGATTCAATTAACTATTGATTATGAGCAAGAAATCACTAAAGACTCCTCTTAGATATCCTGGTGGAAAATCCCGTGCTTGTACTAAGATGGGACAATATTTTCCTAATTTTGATGATTATACTGAATTTCGTGAACCTTTTATAGGAGGTGGAAGTGTTGCGTTATATGTAGCAAAAATGCATCCACACCTTAAGATTTGGATAAATGATCTTTATGAACCCCTTGTAAACTTTTGGAGACAACTTCAAAGTTCTGGGGTAGAATTAAGTAACCAATTAACCAAACTTAAGGAGGAACATAATGCTCCAGATACAGCGAGAGTACTTTTTACTAGTTCTAAGGAACGGATTAATAGCA